GCTGGAGCAGGCCGAAGCCGAGGGAAGGCGCGGCGGTCGTGACGGCGTGCCGTACGACGCTTGGATAGCGCGCGGCCTACTGCGAACATCCGCGACGCCGATTATCGATAAGCGCGAGGTGCTCGATTGGGTCGACGAGATACGCGAGAGGTGCGGTATCTACGCCGTCGCGTGCGGCTACGACCCGTGGCACATGCGAGACGTTCCTACGGTGGAAGCCTATGAGGGCTATTTCGGCGCGGAGAACTTCCGGAAGGTCATCCAGGGTGCGCAGACGCTTTCGATGCCCATGAAGGAGCTGCGAGCGCTCTACAAGGAGAACCGCATCGTCGACAACTCAAACCCGATCGCCGAATGGTGCCGCTCGAACGTTGCGGTGCGAAGCGACGCGAACGGCAACATCGCGCCGGACAAGAAGAACCAAGACCCGCGCAACCGAATCGATGCGTGGGCAGCGGAGTGCGATGCATTCGTCGTGCTCAAGGACATGATGGACGATTTCAAAAGCATGATTGGGGGTTAGCCGTGGCGAAAATAACGTCGGTGTTCCGCTCCATGTTCGATGCCGTCTTCCACAAGCCGATCATGAAGGCGGTCGACGGGTATTTCCAGACATTCACGGCGTACGCGCCGCGTTTCAGCACGTGGAGCGGCGGCATCTACGAAGCCGAGCTGACGAGAAGCATCATCGAGCGCAACGCAGACCATGCAAGCAAGCTGAAGCCCGAGGTCACCGGCACCGCGCAGGGTGCCGCCACACGGTCACTGGAATGGAAACCCAACCCTTGGATGACGACGCCGCAGTTCCTGCACCGCGTCTCGACGATGCTCGATGTGTGCGACACGTGCCTCATCGTGCCGATCACCGGTGCCGACATGGTTACCATCGTAGGCTACTACCCGGTTCTTCCGGGGCAGTGCGAGGCATACGATGTGGGCGGCCAACTCTGGCTCAAGCTGTCGTTCAACGGCGGCGAGCAGACGCTTATCGAGTGGTCGCGCGTCGGCGTGCTGACAAGGCATCAGTTCAAGAGCGATCTTTTCGGCGATGGCACCGATGTGCTCCGCCCCACGCTGGAGCTGATGCACGCGCAGACTGAGGCGGAGAAGACCGCAATCGAGCAGGGCGCTGCCATTCGATTCATCGGAAAGATGAGCCAGAACCGCAACCCCGAAGACCTCGAAAAGGCTCGCAAGGAGTTCAACAAGCAGCTCGGTACCGCAAACGCCGGCGGCATCGCCGTGTATGACAACAAGTACAACGACGTGAAGCAGATCACGCCGCAGAACTACACGGTCGACGCGGCACAGATGGAGCGAATCGAGAAGGCTGCGTACCGATTCTTCGGCAGCAACGAAGATATCGTCATGAACAAGGCCGACGAGGACACATACAACGCCTTCTATGAGGGGCGAACAGAGGTCTTCGCCGTGCAGCTGGGCTACGTGCTCACCTGCATGACATTTACGCCGAACGAGATTGCGCACGGAAACTCGATCATGTTCAGCGCGAACCGACTTGAGTTTGCGAGCAACCAGACGAAGCTCAACGTAAGCACATCGCTGTACGACCGTGGAGTCATGACGGGCAATCAGGTCGCGGACGTGTTCCAGCTACCGCACTACGAGGGCGGCGACCGCCATGTCATTCGCGGCGAGTACATCGACCTTGACCTGATCAGCGAGCACACATCGGAACAGGCGGCGAAGGCCGCAGAGACGAACGCGAATATCGCAAAAATCGACGGAAAGGACAGCGATGCCGATGCCGGCGAAACCGAATGAACGTCAGTATCGTTCAATGGCGATGGTGCTGCGTAGCGTTGATGGAGGCCAAGGCCGTGAGAAGCGCATCGATTCCGACTGCTATGTAGAGGGATACGCTTCGACCTTCAACGATCCGTATGTCTTGTGGGAAGACCCATTTGACGGCACCGAGTATCGAGAGGTCATCAGCCCCGATGCCTTCGCAGATACCGACATGAGCGACATCATCATGCAATTCGACCACTGCGGCGATGTCTTGGCGCGCCTGTCAAACGGCACTCTGGTTGTCGAACCAGATGAGCATGGACTGTTTATCGCGGCTGACCTATCAAAGTCAGTTGCCGCCCGCAGCAGATTTGAGGAAATCAACAACGGCCTCGTGACCCGTATGTCGTGGGCGTTCACTATCGGCGCGTCCGAGTACGACAGGGATACGCACACCACGACCATCACGAGGGTCAAGAAGATTTATGACGTGTCGGCGGTGAGCCTACCGGCTGACCCAAACACCGAAATAAGTGCAAGAAACCTTCTCAACGGAGTGATTGAGAAGTCGCGCGGGGAGCACGCGCGCCGAAGGAACGCGCTCATCCGTGCGCGTGCAGTAATGGCAATCGCCACCAACTAGAAAGGGAACAAACATGAACCTTGAAGATCTGCTGAAAGAGCTTCAGGCACTCGTCGACAAGTACGGCGATGACACCGACCCGTCCGATGAGGACGCCGCCCGCATGGCAGAGCTCACCAACGAGATCAACCAGATCCGTGCGCAGCTCGACCAGACCGCGCAGACCCGTGCCGCCGCAGTGGCAGCCGCCCGCGCCGCCATCGACAACGGCACCGCCCAGCGCATCGATTCCGTCCCGCTGGCTCGCTCTGCAAACAACTTCGGCACCGGCGCGGTCTACGACACGACCGACTACGCCGCCGCCGAGAAGCGCGCATGGGTGAAGGGCGTCGCCGAGCGCGCCGGCGTCCAGCTGGTAGAGGGTTACGCGCTGACCGACGCGGAGCGCGCCGCGCAGAACCACGCTATGCAGCAGCGAGCCGAATTCAACCACACGACCGCCAACACCGGTTCCGTCATCCCAGTCGAGCTGCAAAACGAGATCGTCTCGCTCATCGACAACACCGCCGTTCTGTGGGGCGACATGCCGAAGCAGAACTTCCCCCATCAGTTCGAGATTATCCGCCACAAGTCCATTGATGCTGGCGACGCCGCCCAGACCGCCGAGGGCGCAGCGCCGACTGATGGTGAGCAGAACACGTACGACACGCTCAAGTTCGAGGGCGTCGAGATCAAGAAGACCCTGAAGATGAGCCGCCGCATGGCCGTCCAGTCCGTCGATTCCTTCCAGTCTTACCTTGTCAAAGAGATCGCTGCACGACTGTCCGTTGCCTGCAACGCCCACGCCCATGCGCGCCTGGTCAACAAGGACTACGGCATGGAGGAAACGAACAAGATTAAGACTTCCACGGTCAATGCGCTCAAGAAAGCCGACCTCGCCGGGCTGCTCTCCAAGCTCTACACCTACAACAACCCAGCGCCCAAGGGTGCCATCATCTACGCCAACAACAACGTCATCTGGAACTTCATCGCCATGCTCGAGGACGGCAACGGGCGCTCCTATTTCGTCGACGAGAAGAATGCCGACCCGTCCGTCGAGGGCCACATCTTCGGCAAGCTGGTCAAGCGCGACGATTCCATTGCCGACGGCGTGATCATCGCCGGCTACCCCGACCTGTTCGAGGGCAACGTGTTCGACGGCCCCGACGTGATGCCCTATATCGCGCCCGACGGAAGCCAGAACCGTTGCTTCGACGGCTACGAGCTGATCGACTGCGGCCTTGCAGTGCCCAAGTCGTTCGCCCAGCTGACCATCAAGACTGCCTAGGGAGGTCTCGCGCCATGGCAGACAAGAAGAAGCAGAAGCAATGCATTCTCGATGCCTGCCGCGCCACGCTCCGCATCCCGGCATTCTGCAACGATTACGACGATGAGATTGCCGATGTCATCGAAGCCGCCCGCGCCGAGCTTGTCGCGGGCGGCGTCAGGCCGGAGAAGGCGAGAGACGATGACGACGGTAGGATTCGCCTGGCTATCAAGGTCTACGTCAAGGCCAACTTCGGTATGGACAACCCGGACGCCGACGGCTTCATGAAGTCGTTCGAATGCATGCTCACGTCGATGAGCGGGGACTCGCTCTACAGGGCGGAGCCATCCGATGAGTAGGTGGTCTGGGGTGTGCACGCTCATCGCGACCGAGACAGAGCGCGATGAGAAAGGCGTCCCGCACAGGAAGGAACGCCGCAGGCGCGTGCCGTGCAACGTCTTCTCGATGAGCGCGGCAACCTATTACGTCGCTGCTCAGGCGGGCGTGAAACCGCAGGCGGTAATCGAGATACGCTCCTGCGCATATTCAGGCGAAACCCTCGTCGAGTACGGCGGTGTGACGTACTCGGTCGACAGCAGGCTTATTAGCGGCGCGGACAATATCCGCCTCACGCTTGTCGAGAGGACTGGTGACCGATGAGCGGCGTCAATATCGACGATCTCGCCGAGATTATCGTCAACGACATGCAGGACGTGATCGACGATGACGTTGAAGCGCTGGAGGGCAACGCCCGCGCAGCAGGACAGAAGGCGGTCAGGCTGTTGCGCCAACGAAGCCGCAAGCGCGTCCACCACGGCGGAAGCTACGCGAAGGCTTGGACGGCTGATATCGAGACCGACGAGACCGGCACGAGCTGCACCGTGCACAACCGGCAGTACCAGCTGACTCATCTGCTTGAGAAGGGTCACGCCATCGCAAACCAGAGCGGCAGGTATCCCGGGCACGTAGCAGGCGACCACGTGATTGAGGGCGTGTACAACGAGGTTGCTGCGGAGTTCGCGAAGGGCGGCGAGTGATGAAGACACTGGATGAGCTTGTTGACCTTCTCAAATCGTTCGGGCTGCCGTTCAGCAACGGCTCGTTCCTGGAGGACGAGCGGCCTGTGCCGCCGTACATAGAGATTGAAGCCGGTTACTCAGAAGCCGTCTTTGCGGACAACGTGACGCATATCAGGTGGATGCCGTATGACCGCGCGCTTTACTGCGCTGCGCGAGACTACGAGCTTGAGCGGCGCATCGAATCTGCATTGGATGCCGCCGAATTCGCCTACACGAAAACCGTGACGACGATCGACGGAGAGGGCGTCATTGAGACCGCCTACGAGATTAACGTGATTGAATATTAAGAAAGGGGCATCTTATGCCACGAAACGGATATTTCGGCGTCAAGAACGCGCATATCGCCGTGCTCGAGAGCGAGGACAACTTCACCTACGCGAAGCCGGTGCGAGTTCCCGGTACCGTTGAGATCAAGATGGAACCTTCCGTCGAGACTGCGACGAGCTATGCCGATAACGAGCCCTGGATTGACAAAACTCAGGACAACGGCGGCTCGGGCACCATTTCCTTCTACGACACGGAGGGGACTGTTGAGATGCGCAAGCTGTTCGCCAGTCTCGTCGGCTTCGACATCGACGCAAAAGGTCGAGTTCTTTGCACCTCCGGCAAGGCTCCGAAGAAGTTCGCCTTCATGTGCGAGCAGCCGGGGCATGCCGTAGGCAAGCGCCGTTGCTTCCTCTGCTGCCAGATCAAGGCACCGAGCATGGACGCCAAGACCCTTGAGGACAAGCCGGATATCACGCAGCTCGACTATGACATCACGTGGCGTCCCGTCACGCTTCCGAGCGGCTGGCGAGGCAGCTCGTACGACAGCTTCAGCGACCTTGAAGGTTACGATAAGTTCTTCGATGAGGTCGACACGCAGCTCACGCCCGCACCGAGCGAGGCATAGCATGGTAAGCGAGATCAATATCGGTGGCAGCACCGTTCCCGTCGCATGCAACGGCTTCACGCCTATCGTATTCTCGCGTGAGTTCTCGGTCGAGCGCCCCGGTGGCTCACGACCGAAAGACATCAATGAAGATGTCTCGATGATCCTTGAGGTCAACGCCGTTTCGAGTGTCACGCCGATTGTTCCGATGTTGGAGATCTTCTACGCGTGCGCGAAGACCGCCAACCCTAAAATCAAGCCCTTCAAGGATTGGATTGGCGATTTTCCGCCCGACGCTTACGACCTGGAGCGCTCCGGCGGTTGGTCTGCCGACGTGATGGAAATCGTGAAGGAAAACTTTTTTCCGCACGCAAATGAAGACGTGGCAGCCGAGACCGCCGAAGCGACCGATGCCGCCGCTGCCGACGGAGCTGCAAAGTAGCTGCGACGCGCTCTACATCTACGAGTGCCAGCAGGCCGGGCTGTCTATAGGCGATCTAGAAAAGCTCAGCTATAGACAGGTGCAGACGCTTCTCGACATCTATTCGTTCGTGCACGACGCGATTGCGTATGCCGAGGATGACGAGGAAGCAAGGAAAGGCGAGCAAGAGTTCTGGTCGTGAGGACAAAGCGACAGCGCACCGCAGACGGTGCGCTGTTCTGTGCACTCATGGCTTCTTGACAGTTGAATAGAGGTGACCATGGCAGTTACTTATAAAGGTCTGACGATCAAGTTCGGCGGCGACACGACCGAGCTGCAGGGCGCGCTCAAGAAGGTGCAGAGCACAGCCAAGGATACGCAGGGCGCGCTGAAGGATATCAACCGTGCGCTGAAGCTCGACCCCGGCAACACGGAGCTTTTGACCGAGAAGGCCAAGCTGCTGAACCGTGCGTACGATGAGACCAAGACAAAGCTCGACGCATATAAATCCGCGCTCGCTACCCTTGAGGAAAAGCAGCGCAGCGGCGTCGCGCTCACGGAGCGCGAGCAGGCGCAGTATTCGAGCCTGAAGGCGCAGGTAGCCATCTGTGAGAGCCAGCTAGAGAGCTACGCCGATGACCTGAAGAGCGTTAGCCGGGAAGCGGAAGCATCCAAGGCCGGTCTGTACCAATTCGGACAGACGGTACAGGACAACAGCGACAAGCTGGCGAAGGCCGGCAAGGGGCTTGAGACCGCCGGCAAGACGATTACCGGTGCCGTCGGCGGCGCTGCGACGGCGCTCGTGGGTCTGGCATCCAGTCAGGAAGAAAACATCGAGCAGACGCATCAGCTCGACGCTGCTTGGAAAGACGCCGGCGGTACGAGCGAACAGGCCCGAAACTCCTATACGCTCTTCTACAAGCTGCTCGGTGAAGAGGACACGGCAACGGAGGCCGCGCAGAACCTTTCCCGACTGACCACGAACCAGCAGGAGCTGGACAAGTGGAACAACATCGCCGCCGGTTCTTTCTCGAAGTTCGGCGATGCCCTGCCGCTCGAGAACCTCGTCGAAGCGTCCCAGGAGACGGCGCATACCGGAACCGTCACAGGTGGTTTGGCAGACGCGCTCAACTGGGCTACCGCGAGCAATGAGCAGTGGAGCGCCGCGCTCTCCGGGAACCAAGCCGCGCAGCAGGCGTTCAACGACGCGATTGGGCAGGGCGCTACCAAGGAGGACGCGTTCAACGCAGCCCTGGCGGCCTGCGGCAGCGAGCAGGAGCGCTCTTCGCTTATCACGCAGACGCTTGACGGTCTCTATGGCGAGATCGGCCAGACGTACCAGGACAACAACAAGACCATGCTCGACTCGCGCGAGCAGCAGGCCCAGTTCAACCAGAAGCTGACCGAAGCCGGTGAAGCCGCGCTGCCGGTCAAGGAAAAGGTCTTGGAACTCGGAACCACGCTTCTCGAGAAGGTCACTCCGGCGCTCGAGAGCGTTTCCGACTGGTTCCAGCAACTGTCTCCGGAACAGCAAGACCTCGTGACCAACATCGCGCTTGGGACTCTAGCGTTTGGCGGTCTTGCGACCGGTGCCGGCAAGGTGTTGCAGGCTGGATGCGAGATCGGCGGTACCATCAAAACCGTCTCCGAGAAGTTCGGCGGACTCAAGGGTGCTATCGGTGCCGTCGGCGGCGGCTGGACTTCATTCACAGGGCTCATAGCCGCAAACCCGATTCTGCTCGGTGTGGCGGCTGTTGCCGCCGCCGTAGCCGGACTCACGTGGTTCTTCACGCAGACCGAGACCGGCAAGCAGATGTGGTCGGATTTCACCGGATGGATCTCCGCTAAGTGGCAGGGAGTCCAGGATTTCTTTGCTGGGGTGCCCGCCTTCTGGCAAGGCATCTGGGACGGGATAACCGGCAAGGCCGAGGAAGTCAAAAACGACCTCGGAGAAAAGTTCGACGGCATCAAGGAGGGCGCATCGAATGCCTGGGAGAATCTGAAGACAAATGCGTCTGATGCCTGGGGGAATCTCCAGTCAGCGGCTTCGGAAAAGTTCGGGTCGATTAAGGATTCTATCCGGAATGATATGCAGACCGGCCTTGAAGCCGGATCTTCCAGCGCGAAGGCGCTTCAGGCCGCGATGAGTGGGGACTGGTCGACCGCCAAGACCGAAGCGGCCAATGCCTTCAACCTCATCAAGGACAACATCACGAACAAGCTGGGCAATGCCAAGACGAACGCCATCAACATCGCCGACACGATTGGCGATAAGCTCGGCTTTCCCGGTCTCGGAACGAAGGCCGATGGCGTTTTCGAGGGTATCAAGAATGGCATAACCAACAAGCTGACCAGCGCTTGGAACACGATCAGCTGGATACCCAATCAGATTTCCTCGGCGTTCTCCGGTATCCGTATCAGTCTGCCGCATATCAGCCTTCCCCATTTTTCCGTCTCGTGGAGGGATATCGGCGGCATCGTCGACCTGCCTAGCATCAGCGTGAGCTGGTATGCAAAGGGCGGCTATTTCGACCGCCCGAGCATCATCGGCGTCGGTGAGGCCGGCGGCGAGCACGTCACACCGGACAGGAAGCTGCGCGAGAGCGTTGAGGACGCCGTTTCGAGGGCTTTCGACCGCTGGGGCGGCGGGGCAAATCCAGTCAGCGTCTCCGTAACCGTGAACGCCACGGTCAACGACAAGGTTGACGCCTACACGACGGGGCAGCAGATCGGCGCTGGCATCGCCAGCCGCCTGAAGCAGAGGGGAGTGACCGTTGGAGCGTAAACGCAAACGCAACCAGAGCGACAGCATCGTCTTCAACGGCCACGACCTGTCGAGCCTCGTCTTCTGCAAGATTCACCGCCCGATAATGGCAAGCGTGAAGCCGACGTTCGAGGATGCGCCCGGAAGGCATGGCGAGCTGTTCAAGTCGGTGAAGCGAGAGGGATACGACCTGAACGTCGACATGTGGCTGCGCACGGAACATCGGCGCGATGTCGCCGAAGCGCGGCACAAGCTGGCGGCGATGCTCTGGACGGATGAGCCCGCTCCGCTATACCTGCCGGATGACCCAACGCGCTATCTCATGGCCATTGTCAGCGGCATCACAGATTTGGGTGAGATTACCGATGATTGCCCTGGCTCGTCGGTGACATTCCATATAGGTGATCCGGACTATCGCGGGCAGAGCCGACGTATCGACATGGCCGGCTCCGCCGCCGTCTCCGTCGGTGGCACGCTTCCCGCGTTAATTAAGGTGACGGCGAAGCCGTCTGCCGGAGGTGCCTGGAGGATAACCAACACCGATACCGGTGAGTTCGTCGAGGTTATCCAGCCGCTCACGGCTGACAGCACCATCAGGCTCGATTTCTCGACTGAGCATGCGACGGTCAACGGATCGGTTGCTTCACTCAACATCATGAGCGATTTCTTCGAGATTAGAGACCGTGCGCACATCAAGATTTCTAGCGGCTCTGCGATGCTGGAATGGGAGGAAAGATGGCTTTAACAAAGAAGGTCAACTTCACCCGTTTCAGCCGTTTCGGCGCTAATCTCGGACGACTCACCTACACCGCAGCGACCCATGAGGACGCTACGGACGGCACCGACGAGCTTAAGATCAGGTGCGACGAGGATTTGAGCAAGGGGGAGCGTCTTGTATGGGTTGACCGACAAGGCGTTGCGCATGAACACATCGTCGACGAAATCGAGCGACTGCACGATGACAGCGGCAAGCCATATACAAGCGTAACGTGCATCAACTCAATCAACGAGACGTGGGATGACTACATCGAGGACAAGCGACCGTCCGGCAGCGTGGCTGTAGCGCTCGCTTCGATACTCGCTGGCACACGTTGGGAAGTCGGCAACTGCGACCAGCCAGGCAACGCTTCGCATACCTTCTATCACGTAAAAGTACGCGAGGGATTGAGCGATCTGCTCAAAACATGGGGAGGCGAGCTTGAAACCGTCATCGAGACGGACGGTGTGCAGGTCACACACCGATACGTGCGAGTGGTCGCGAAACGCGGAAACCAGCAAAGTCCCAAGCGCTTTACGTGGACTAAAGACCTCATAAGCATCAAGCGCAAGACCGGCAGCGCGAATCCAAAGACGCGCGTTTACGGTTACGGCAAGGGCGTTGAGACCGATGGCGGCGGTTTTGGCCGGCGCTTGACTTTCGGCGATATAAACGGCGGCAAGAATTACGTCGAGGATACCTCCGCGACCGAGGTTTGGGGACATCCCGACGGCAACGGCGGCATCGCGCCAGCCGTGGACGTTTACGTTAACGAGCAATGCGAGGACGCGGCGCAACTCCTTGCCGAGACGAACGACTACCTTGAGCGAGCCAAGACGCCGACCGTCTCCTATGAAGCAAGCGTGATCGACCTATTTGCTTTCGGTCGAGATTGGGAAAGCGTTGCTGTCGGCGATTGCGTGGCGATCATCGACAAGGGCTTCTCCGCTGCGGGAATCAGGCTCAAGGGTCGCGTCTCGAAGCTGACCCGCGACTTGGTGACCGGCGATGCCACGGTTGTGTTCGGCAACTTGACCGATGATCTGGCCGACATCTTTCAGTCAATGGCGCAGCAGCTCAAGAGCGGCAGCAATCAGCGGGCTAACTACGATGCGGCGGCTGGCACGTCCGTCTCGTGGCTCAACCAGCTCATGGCGGCGCTCAACAAGGCATTCAATGCCGTCGGCACCTACAAGGTCGAGACGTTCGAGCTCGGCGTGATTTACTCCAACGTGCCGCTGGATGCCGCGACTGGCGTTCCGCTCAAGTCAACGTCCGGCATGTGGGCTGTCAATATCAACGGCATGGGCATCCGCCTTGCCGCAAATCTTACAAGCGACGGACAATGGAATTGGCGAACGTTTATAACCGGCGCACAGGTGAGCGCCGATTGCATCAACGCCGGAACGATGCGGGCAGACCGCATCCGCGCCGGCCTGCTCACCGACGAGGTGGGCGCGAACTATTGGGACTTGGAGACAGGCGAATTCCAGCTTTCGCCAAATGCCAAATACGGCGATGGCGGCTGGACTGTCGATGGCGTTATCGAAGACCTGCACGGCGGAATGACGCAGAACAGAAAACACATCGAGGCCCTTGGTGAAGACTTCCAGACAAGGAATAAGGAACTTGACGAGACGATAAGCAACCTCGATAAGACGGTTGACGACATCGCCAAAGACGGCATCGTCACCGAGGCGGAGAAAGCTGCCGTAAATAAGATTCTCCAGACCGTGCAGAAGGATAAAGAAGACCTTTCTGCACTACACAAATCGCTGTCGTCAAACAAAAACTTGCAGGTTCAGTTCAAGGCGCAAGTCCTAGAGCCGAGGTACAACAAAGCGTTCGGCGAGGGCGGAGCGTTCGATGTCCTGATGTCAGCCATCTCGGATGTCACAAACTGCTCAACAGCCGAGGCGCTGAATGCCGCCATGTCGGATTATAAGAGTGCCTATGAAAACTACTCATCCGCAGTAAATGTCTATGCGGCGGTAGCGCGACAGGCGACGAGCATGATTGCACAAGAGGTGGCTAAGACCGATGCGGAGAAACTTGTCGACAAGCTCGACGAGAGCCTCAAACAGCAAGAGATCTTCAATCGGCTCACCAACGACGGAGCGAACAAAGGCATCTACATGTCCAACGGCGAGCTGTACGTCAATGCGACATACCTCAAGAGCGGAACAATCGGCGACGGTCAGGGGAAGAACTACTGGAGTCTGACGAGTGGCTATTTCCAGACGACCTATGGCGTCATCGGCGGGCTATCAATCGATAACAACAAATTGTATCGATATAAGCTCACGCTTGATTCGAACACCTCTGGTCTCTACATAGGTACAGACGGTTTCAGCGTCGGCGGCGGCACCTGCTACACGGCAATGGCCAACGGATACCTATACGGCGGCACGGCTGAGGATATTACGGGCTACGTCGGATTCAACAACTACAACACAAGTAGTCGTGTATATGGTGCGCGATTGGCAGGCAAGGGATGCATTTGCCTTCTGACCGACGACTGGATCGGAGTCGGGCCATACAAGGATCGCGGCGAGTACGTCGAGTGCAAGACTGGCAGAACCGGCAGCGTCACTCTCGTTGGAAATCTACAAAGCTCGTGGACGAACATGTCGTTGACGGGAGTCTACAACGTCAGCAATCTCTGTCAAAACCTCTCGATGCACTGGACGAACTGGACTCTGAATTTCGACCACGGCCTCATGGTCACGGCACTTTAGGAGAGAAACAATGGCCAACTACAAAGTTGCGAAAGATGGCCTGGCTTTTTATGTGCAGCCGTGGATGCTCGACTATTACGCATCCAATGGCTACAAGGTTTACAAAACAGTTGAGGAAGAAGTTACGAATGTCGCTGCTGAAATCGCCAGCATAGATGTACAGCAGCCTGTGGTCGAGGAGGCTACCACCAATGGATAAAGGAATCGAATCACTTGCCGACGCGCTCGGCGCGACCGTAACCGAGCAAGAGCAGAGCATCAATGTCAAGTATGTGGCTCCAGACGAGTACACAAACGGCCAGATGGAGCAGATGCTGGTTTCTCTTCAGCCGCTGCTCGACCGCCGCGACATCGTGGGCTACGCGGCGGCTCGGAATACGCGTGTTCTGCGCTCGGAGTGCATGGAATATCTCAAGCGCCGCGATGAGCTGATCTCGAAATACGGTGAGCCAGAGATTGGCGAGGACGGATCGCCGACCGGTAACTCTCGAATCAAAATCGGGTCAGAAGGCTATAAATCGTTCTGCTCAGAGATCGAGCTTTACGCGAACATCAAGCACCGTCCCAACCTTTTCAAGATTTCCTACGGCGAGGTAATCGGCAAGATGTCCGGCAACGAGATCCTTGATTGCGAATGGATGCTAATCGACGGTGATGCGTAATGAACAATCAAACTATCGAGCTTGATATCGACAAGCGCGGATGCGGAAACAACTGCATCCGCATCGCCCAGGGCGAAAACGGCGGCACCACCATCAAGGCGCTCGTCTTCGACAACGGCGGGGAGCTCGCACTTGCTGGCTATACGGCTTACCTGGTTGCACGTCTGCCCGATCGCATTCACTACTACAAGGGAACCGCGACGGTTTCCGGAAACACAGTAACGCACGTCTGCGAGGAATCGAAGCTCGCGTGCGTGCCTGGCTATACCGACGAAGCATATTTCGAATTCACAAAGGGCTCGCAGACGGTGCAGACAGAGCGCTTCGCGCTTGACATCATGCGCGACGCCCGCGAGGGAAATACTCCGGCGAAGTCATGGGACAACGCAGTAGAGGCGCTTGAGAAGCGCGCCGAAACCGCCGTCACCAAGGGCGAGCAGGCCGTCACCGACGCGGGCAAGGCGCTGAATAACGCCAACGCTGCGGTCAACATCTGCAAGAGCGCCACGGACGCGGCCAACACCGCGACGGGCAAGGCGAACGCCGCGACAAAGAGCGCCACGGATGCCGCCTCTACTGCAAACACAGCCAAGACGAACGCCGACACCGCAACCAATGCGGCTTATGCCGCGACAAACGCGGCCAACGCATCCAAGGACAGCGCGGATAAGGCGGCAGCTGACGCTCGTAAGGCCGCCGAGGAAGCTCGCGGCTCGATCAGCCCCGACAAGCGCATCTATCTCGCCTACGACACCGTTGGCGACACGGATTACATAACACTAGTCGATACGGAGGATTAGGCATGAGCAAGACGCACATCGCCGATCACGAAACGCTTGAGCGCGTCGCAATCGCGCTTGAATCAATGGGGGCGGCTTCCGTCCCCATTTTTAATGACGAGACCGGGCGCTACACCAACTCGTCCATCGCCGCCTGGCTCGCAAAGATGCGCGACGGCAAGAACTACGGGGTGAGCATCCCCAAGGGCAGCTCGACCGCCTGCACCAAGACAGGCGCGAACGCCGGTATCGCCAACCCCAAGCCCGGCGTCATCGGACGCGCGGCGATCGACCCGTACGTCAACCAAGGCGCGTTCTTCTTCGTGGAAGTCAACGGCGGCGTGGATGCCGACGGCACGCCGTTCGTAACGGCAATCGACGGCGATGGCCGCTTCTCGCGTCTCGACGATACATGGGTCTTGACGCCGGTGCTCTACACGCTTGAGACCGAGACCGATGACGCGGTGAACCTCACCGTCTCGGACACGCGCCAGCCGGGCATGAAGCGGCAGCCCGCCGCGCTGCTCCCCAACGGTGCGCAGCGTCCCTATATGCTCTACGCGAAGTATGCCCTGTCGGTCGATGCCGACGGCAAGCCGCGAAGCGTGAGCGGCGCACAGGTGAAGCGCTTCGTAAGCCACGATACCGGCGTCTCGCTCATGAAAACGGCAACGACGGGTGATTCATTCAAGACCGCCGCCGATGACTGGTATGTCAAGGCCATGTTCCTCTTGAAGTATGCCACCAAGAACAGCCAGAGCGTGTTCGCGGGCTGCACGGGATACGACGTGCAGATGAGCCCGACCGTGGCAGAGAGCAACACCACGCGCGTCGTGGTCGCGAAGGAGAAGGCCGATCAGATTCTTATCGGCTCTTCGATGATTCTTGGAACACATACGGGTACGTCGAACGACCGTGGCAATGGCTACAACTATGACGTGTTCGATGCCGCGACAGTTATCAAGAAGGTCGATGTCGACGCATCGAACACCGCCATCTACTTCGACGTAGTTAAGCCGTTCACGACTGCCACCACATACCTTTTGAGCACCGTCCCGTGGAGGGCTGGCGCTTGCGATGCGGTTGAGGGCGACGGATCGCCGACGAGCTGCACGGACGGAAAGCAGCCCTTTGTCGTCCAAGGTATTGAGCTCGGTCTCGGTATGTATGAGGTTCTCGGAAACGTCCTAATCCAGTACACAGGTACTGGCGCGGTTGTTTACGTGAACCCGGACACTAAGAACGAGAAGGCCGGCAGCTCACCGGACAGCGCGCTGTCTGCCGGGGCTTTTCCCGGACAAGCAGCCGAGGGATGGAATTACGCTCTTTACTGCAAGACGGTCAACGGCCTGATGATTCAGCAGGGGACGGGTGCGTCGACTTCTGTTGGCATCTGCGACGGCAACTACAAGGTCGCTGACACCACCGTCGGCTGGAGAGAGTGGCTTTCTCTCGGCAGCTTGTGGTACGGGGGCTATGCTGGCCTTTGGTACGTCTACGGCGACTACGGCCCCGGCGGCGCCTGGTGGGACTTCGGCTCGCGCCGCTCTGCCAATGGTCGCTCTAGGGGTGAAGCGGCGTAAGCCGCGAGGGGACTTGTCCCCTTATGAAAACAAGCAGGGATTCGCGGCGCGCGGGCTGTCATGTTCTATTGGCTTTCTCTCGGCAACTTGAGGAACAGGGGCAATGCTGGCCTTTGGTACGTCAACGGCAACAACGGCACCGGCGACGCCAGGTGGAACATCGGCTCGCGCCTATCTGGACAAAACAAGCAATCATACCAGCTACACATATACTTCCGCCGCGACTACCCGCCGCCGCTGGTGGCGAGCGGGCATTTGGCCTGGGTCAACTGACTGAAATGGCTTTAAGACCACTGGGCTAGTAGCCGACAGGTGAAACCTCAGACAGTATCCAGAGAGAAACGGTCTGAAAATTGAAAACATATTGCAGAGGGCTTCGCATAGACGGGGCCCTCATTTATAGAGCCTACGGTAATTGGCTCAAGGCACCGGCAGGCAAGAAGAACGCCTGGCGCGTGCCGATTGAATACGGCAGCGTGGCTTCGCTTCTGGCTGAGATCGAGTGCGAGATTTGCCATCGCTCGCTGGCATTTCAACCGATCAGACGCCATTGGTACCGCGAGCCAACCAACGGAAAACTACGGCTCATCGGCGTGGAGAGCGTCAAACAGCAGATCTGCGATTACGTCGCAATTGAAGCTCTTCATGACTTGTTGCACGCTAAGGTTGGCTTCTGGCAGGTTTCGAGCGTCAAGGGCAAGGGGCAGACTATGGCGGCGAATGCCGTGAGCCGCTGGTCTCAGGAGGGCGGCTATTTCGTCCACCTTGACATTCGCAAATGCTACCCGTCAATCAAGACGGACGTGGTGATGGGCGTCCTTCGCCACTACGTGCGGAGTCCTGATGTCATGTATGTATGCAGGACGCTGCTCTACACATACGATGACGGGCTTGAGATCGGCAGCTACTTCAGTCTCCGCATGGCGCAGCTCGTTCTGTCCTTTGGCTACCACTCCGTAGAGGGCATGCACAAGGTGCGGCGAGGGCGGAGCGTCGCGATGGTGTCGCATCAGCTTTGGTACGCAGATGACATCTATCTATTCAGCCAGGACAAGCGCAACTTGCGCAGCGCCGCGAGGGAATTGCAAAGGCTCCTCCTTAAGCGCTACGGGCTACATCTCAAGGCATGGAAAATCTGCCGCATATCGAACGATGAGCCGGTGGATGTCGTCGGGTTCACAGTGCGACCAAACCGCGTGACGCTGCGACCCTCGCTGTTCCTGCGCGCGTGCCGGGCATATCGGAAATACGGGCGATCGCCCACTCTCAAGCGCGCAAGGCGCGTGACGAGCTACAGCGGCTGGTTCAAGCACTCAGATTCGAGCAGCCTGGTTAGGGACAACGGATTTGACCAGGTATTCAAAAAGGCAAGGCGGCACGTGAGTGCTGCGGGAAGGAAGAAACATGAGCTATCAGACAGTATCGGCAACACCGCTAGCACCTGTGCTGATCGAAGCGCGCGCCGACGGTCTCACGTCCGACGTGTGGATGCGCAAGAACATCCAGAAGGACGTTGCAGACAACGGCATTGACTCAGGTAAAGCCATCGAGTTCTACCGAGCCGATGAGATTCACTTCGTACAGGCAGGAGTTCCGACGCTCGACGGCATCACAGCCGCATTCGACGAGCTCTGGGCAGCGCACGAGGATGACGTCCTCAGCGACACCGAGCGCATCGACAAGATCATCGAGTCGCTTTCCGAGACGAGGGCGGCTCTCGAAGACACCAATGCCGCGCTGCTGGAGATCGGTGACATCGTTGGAGGCGAAGAGTGATGGCGAAAATCTACTTCGAAGCCGTCAAAGACGAAAGGCGCACGCTTGAGAGCGTCCCGAAGCGCTGGCGCGCTGCCGTCGCAGCAATGCTCGAAGCATCTAAAAAAGACACTGACCAGGAGGAATAATCAAATGGATCTCACACCTATCTACACGTTCACCGAGCAGCAGGTATGGGCTATCGCCGGCGCATTCATCCTCATGCTCTTCGACATGGTGAGCGGCATCATTCAGGCAGTCATGAACCGTGAGTTCCGCAGCTCCACGATGCGCACCGGTCTCGGCCACAAGGCGGTACTGGCGCTTATCATCCTGCTCGCGATCTGCATCGAAATCCTCAGCGCCCACGTTGCCGGTCTCGGCTTCGGCGGCGTGACCATCTACGTCGTGTGCGTCGCGATCATCATCATGGAGGTCGCGAGCATCATGGAGAACCTCTGCAAGGCTTATCCCGAGCTTGCAGACCTTCCGGTCATGAAGATCTTCGAGCATGCGGACGCGGATGCGGTCAACCCTAAGACGGTCGCAAATGAAGTGTACAAGCGCGGCTAGGCTCCGGCTCGCGGCAGCGCTACTTCTTGGCATTGCAGTCGGCTACAGCGCTTGGATCGGCATCGCAGCGCAGCATGTGCAGGCAGACAGCATAAGCAGTATAAAGACCTACGAGCGCGGATACAGCGACGGAGTTCAGGACGCGCAGCCAATTTACGACAAGAGTGATTCTAAAAAGAGCGGCTATATGCCGCTCTTTTTGCAAAAAGACCCGCAATGGTCATCGACCGCCTATAGCGACGAGACCATCGGTACCTACGGGTGCGGCCTCACGTGTGCCGCCATGGCGCTGAGCTACGAGCAGGGTGCGCCGGTGACACCGGATGCCCTCGCAAACATCGTGGGCGATTCGTGCCTTACAGATCGAGTAAACGACATGGCGAAGTTCACGCAATTCGCCCACGACAGATACGGATACGACCGAGTTGGCACCTTCTGGGGCACGGACAGTGCCCTTGATTATGTCGACGACGGATGGATCGTATTCGCCGGAGTTAGTGGTCAACTGGGAGACCGTGAATACGGCAGCCACGTCGTGATGATCTGGCGTGCGAACAATGACAGGACGTATGCGCTACGTGACCCGGACGATGGAGCCAACTCAATCAAAGCATGGACAAGGGAAGAGCTCGAAGCCGTCTGCTTCGGCTCATTTAACGCTATTAGAGGTGATGCGCAATGACGATGAATGGCATCGACATTTCTGATTATCAGCGAGGTCTCGACCTCACTAAAATCGATTACGATTTCGTATTCTGCAAGGCGACCGAGGGCATCGATAAGGTTTATTCGACTTGCGACCCGTTTATCCAGACGGCGATCAGCCAGAAGAAGCTCTATGGCTTCTACCATTTCCTTGACCAGTCCGACCCGGTAAAGCAGGCCGAGTTCTTCTACGCCAACTGCAAAAACTACTTCGGCAAAGGCATCCCGATGCTCGACTACGAAGCATACGGTCGCATTGGAACTGATAAGGCAAAGCTGTTCCTGGATAAGATCTACGAGCTCACCGGTGTTCGCTGCATCGTCTATATGAGCCGAAGCGTCACCACGGAGGAAGACTGGTCGCAGATTGCAAAGAACCACGCGCTCTGGGTCGCGCAGTACGCCGACCGCAACGACACTGGATACCAAGATTCCCCTTGGCTTCCTGATGGTGGATTCGGCGCCTGGTACAGCTGCATCATCCATCAATACTCTTCTCACGGGCGCTTGAACGGGTATGACAAATACCTCGATCTCGATATCGCCTACATGGACAAACAGGCATGGTTTAAGTACGTGCATGGCGAGAGAGTTAATACTGGCAGCGCGGCCGAGAATTGTCCTGATGGCTCTACTGCAAATCTCGCGGCAGCGGTCATGCGCGGGGAGTACGGCAATGGAGACGAGCGCCGTAAGCGCTTGGGGTCTCGCTATGATGAGGTGCAGGCGCTAATCAACCGCGCAAGCTCTTCCAGCGTCGACGATCTTGCCAAAGACGTGCTCAACGGAGTCTTCGGCAACGGCGATACGCGCCGCGCTGTTCTTGGCTTTCGTTACGATGAGGTACAGGCACGTGTCAACGGGTGCTCTTCAAGTGTTGACATCGACGCGCTCGCTCGCGCCGTGATTCGAGGTGAATACGGTGACGGCAGTGAGCGCCGCGCCAAGCTCGGAGCCAACTTCGATGCAGTTCAAAAACGAGTAAACGAACTTCTTAAATAGCATAGAAATGAGCCCGCACCCTGTAATGGGGTGCGGGCTTTTTGCGTTTAGATGTCGAAATAGAACTCTCGCCACTTCTTAAGCTCTTCGTCGGTCATGCTCGCTACATAATCGAGCAGCTGCTCTTCCGTCTTCGAATGGTCAATCATGACCTGCTCGACATAATTCAAGTTGAGCCAAAGGGAGCGATCGCTCTCGAACTCTACGCCCTTGTCCATCAGCCATTCGAAGATTTCCTCAACGCTTCCGCCGTCGATTTCCGTCCACTCGCGATAGTCTCCAGTGCTCGAGATGTCAGCTTTCATGTCAACGCACCCGTCGACATACTCGCCGGAGATAGTGATCGTCACGTCGCCTTCGTTGGCCGTCTCGAAAACGTAGGTCTTGGGGCTTTTCCTCGATTCCATATCCTTTCTGATGAGGTCTTTGATGTACTGGTTGCGGTTCGCCTTGCCTTGGAAGTATTCCAGGACTTCGGCATCAGACGGGAAGAACTTCACGTTGAACGACTTGACGTTCGCTTTGCGGTACTTCTCCGTTGCCTTGCTTCGCGCATCTGCCATGCTGTATCCTTTCGCTAAAGGCTCTGGGCATCATTTCAAGGAGGGCGGGTTGCCCGCCGCCAAGCGGGCAACCCTTCCGCTTACCGTCTGTTAAGAAGGCGGAAGCGGATTTGGATGGTGACTGCTAATCGCCAAACCCTGAACGTGATGCTCATTGCCTTGCTCCTTTCTGTCTTTCGAAAAGCCTTATTGCCTTTCGACACTTATTATTATAGGGGTACCACCATATAATACAAGGTATAGGGGTACCACTACACAAAGCGGACACAATTATGATTTGTTGTCCGGCGATTCGCAAAAAGTAATGACGGCAAGCCAGCTCCGAGTTAGCTTGATTTCAACTGAGTTGACATATATAGTGTTCGCAGTAAGTAGCTTCTGCTCCACCCGAGCATTGAATGAGGCTCCAACGCAAGTTGGGGCCTTTTTTCATATAGGCACACAAGGTCAAAGGCGGCACCATGATCCTCCTGGTCGACAAGATCGAAAAA